TTACATCGACGCCTAACTCAGACGAAGATCAGTTTGCACTTATTTGGACTGAGGCCAACAATCGATTTGACGAACACGGAAATGAACAAGCATTAGGTAAGAACGGATTCCACAGTTTCTTTGCACACTGGGCAGAACATCCAGATCGTGATGAGAAATGGGCTCAAACAGAACGTGCAAAGATCGGTGAAGAGCGATTCCGTCGTGAGTTTGATTGCGAATTCTTGATCTTTGATGAAACGCTAATCAACTCAGTACGTCTTGCAGAAATGAAAGGTGTTGACCCTATCATGACCATGGGGCAAACACGCTTTTATAAAGACATCGATCCAAGGGCAACTTACCTAGTTTCTCTAGATCCGTCATTGGGTACAGGTGGAGACTATGGTGCCATACAGGTATTTGAAATGCCCAGCATGGAACAGGTGGCAGAATGGCGACATAACCTGACGCCTATTCAAGCACAGGTCAAACACCTAAGAGAAATTTGCAAGTATATTCAAGACCGAGGATTAGAAAAAGGCGGAATTCCGCAGCTCTATTATTCAGTTGAAAACAATACATTAGGCGAAGCAGCCCTTATTGTTATCAGCAATCTAGGAGAAGAAAACTTCCCCGGATTATTCCTTTCTGAGCCTATGCGTAAGGGTCATGTACGTAAATTCAGAAAAGGATTTAATACAACACACAAGACAAAAATCACTGCTTGCAGCCAGGTTAAACACATGTTAGAAACACAAAAAATGAAGATTTATTCAAAACCTCTAATATCTGAGCTTAAAACGTTTGTGGCACACGGAGTAGGATTTGGCGCTAAAACAGGCGAACACGATGACCTAGTAAGTGCAATGCTGTTAGTAATACGCATGGCCGGAGTATTGTCAGACTGGGATCCTAAGATCTACGAAAAGATGACAGAAAAATTAAGCGAAGATCAAATGCCCATGCCGATATTTGTGTCTAGCGGTTTTTGATAAATATAACTATGGACGCAACAAACAATATAGCCACTGATTTATTCTATAAAATTAGAAGCCGCTTCAAAGGCCTAAAATTAGGCGATTCTGGCGGAGCCATTACTATCAATCCTGAAGATGCAAGATTCTTTGATTTTGATTATATGGAAGGTGAAACTGCCATTGGACATGTTAGTATTAGCCTAGCAGAACAGAGTTCATTGAAGGTATATTTTTCTACAGGTATTACAGAATCAATGGATGGCAGCCAGAAAGATAACTGGTACGGATTTCTAAAAGAATTGCGCACCTTTGCAAAACGTAGACTAATGGCGTTCGATACTAGAGACATTACCAAAGACAACCTAGATCAGAGAGATTATGAATTTCTTAGTCAGCACAATACGCCCAAAGATCAATCAAACACAGTAGTCAAACCTGTTGGAGAAAGCATTATGAGTGAAAGCGCACTATACGGATCAAGAACCGTTAGTTATCAAAAGTTAATGGACACACGTCTCATTATCAAACACAATCAAGCAGTAATGGATGATGCATCCCCAGGTGCAAGAAGCAGAAACATTTCTGGATTGTTTGTTGAAAATCAGGATGGAGAACGTTTTAAATATCCGTTCATTCATCTAGCAGGCGCCCGTGCCATGCAACGACATGTGGCTAACGGTGGTGTTCCTTATGACGACATTGGCAAAAGCATTGTGAACATGAGTGAAGAAATTGCTCAACTAAAGAGCTTTGGCAACTATGTTGTTCGCAATGACCTCATGAATTCTGATACAAATAATGTTGTAGAAAGATCAGCAGGACAACTAAACAGATTGCGCGAACAAATCAAGGCAATGAGCAAGCAAGGGCACTACGAACAATACATTGAATCATTTCAGGCACAAACACAAGAAGAAGTTCCACAAGAATTTGTAGAAGAATTTACAGAAAAATTTACAGTTAGAAACTTCAAAGAAGATATTAAAAATGTGTTCCCGGTCTTATATAGACTAATGAAAGAAAGCGACATAGGCTATGACGACATAGTCGCAATGACAACCACAGAACAAGATACCATAGAAGATATCGAACTTGAAGAACATAACGAGTTTGATCGATTTGAATCTTGGGTTATGGGGTTAGGCGAGACTAGTGCTATCCAAGATCCTGACCAACGTGATGCTGCTATTTTAAAATTACAGGCATTAGTTGGCGAGGCATTTCCTGCAGGTGTAGGCGGTGACAATGCTATTCCTAGTTTAAAAGGCATTATTGAAGATCCTATTTTAGAAAAAGAAATTGAATTAGCAGTGGACAAGAGTAAAGATTCTGCGTTTGATGTAAGAGAGTTAGTGTATGCCTGGCTTGAAGAAAATGCCCCAGACGTCCTACAAGAATTAGATTTTGGTGATTTTGATCCAAATGCACAGGCAGCTGAAGAGCCAGTAGCCGCTGAAGAACCAGTGGCTGCTCCAGAAGCAGGCGCAGAAGTTCCTGCTGAAGAACCACAAATGGCCGGGGATAGTCCAGATGAAAGAAATAATAATAACAATTCTCCTCCGTTCGACGGGCCTTACACAGATCCAAAAGACAACAAGGATCAGTTTGGTAATACCATCAAGAACAAGGCACGTCACTTGGCACGTCGGGGTATGAAAAAAGCAATGAATGTACAAGAATTGGCAGAATTTATTCACACATTTTATGACCGTGAATCAGGCACATTTCCTAAAGGTCCAGAAGGCGTTGCTATTATGGTAGGCAAGAAGTTTGGTGAACAGGCAGAACAAGTTGCTCGCAAAATGGTAGAGCGTATGGCTCCACAACAACAAGATCCACAAATTGCAGAATTAGCACGTATTAAACAATTGTCAGGCATGTCTAATAATACTCAGCAAGTAGAAGCTTCTTCGGATAAAACCTCTGCGGTTGTTGCATGGAATAACAAATATAGTAAGTATAAATCAAGTGGCGGAGAAGACTTAGTTTCTGGTTTAATTGATAGCTTATCCGACTCGGGAGGTATTGCTTACGGTTGGGAAGCAAATGAAGTAGCTGAACTAGAACAACACTTTGGAAAATTAGTGGAAGAATGGGATGACGAAGAATACGACTATGTATTTGATAACGAAGATAAACTTTTGCCAATATCATCAGCTATGGTTGACGAATTAACTAATATCCTCGGCGTGGATGCAGTTGGCGAGGAAGAAGCATCAGAAGTTTATAATATTTTACATAACACAAAAGATAGCGCAGACGAATTAGAAAGCATTAGACGATTAGCAGGCATGTAAAGATTGTTCGTAGCAGTTAGAGTTGATTAAGAACTCTATTAGATTGGGCACAGAGGTGCCCTTTCTTTTGGCTAAATTGCTTGTCAACGAATTTGCTAGCTACAGCGTTATATATATGTAGGGGTAGAAATTCCTACTTAACCAAAAGGAAACTTTAAAATGAAATCAGCAATCGCAATCATCGCTACCGTGTTCGCAGTATCAGCATTTGCACAAGCACCTGCTAAGAAAGAAGAAGCCAAGCCAGCAGCCCCAGCTGCTACAGCAAGTGCTCCAGCCAAGGCTGAAGTTAAGAAGGAAGAAAAAAAGCCTGCAAAAAGTGACAGTGCAAAGAAAGACGCACCTAAAGCAGACGCAAAGCCAGCTGCTGCTCCAGCAAAGTAAATTTGATCTAGAAGACAGTGACCTCATAATAGACGATGAGGTCACTTATGGTCGTAATCGACGTAGTCAAGAGTTTGGTAAGATCATTGAAGATGAACTATCGGACTATGTAAAGTTTAGATTATGGCTAGCTAGACAAATAGCAATGGCCAAATATAGAGGAGCCCACGGTTAAGCCCTGGGCTTTTCTTTTGGCAAAACAAAATCAAAAAAATAGCAGATAATCATTGACCTTGCTAAATAAAAAGCGCATAATAATACATGTGCATAAGGCATATAAACATTTTAGGCATAACACAAGGAGGCATTTAAAATGGCATCACTAGCAGAAATCCGTGCGAAACTTCAAGAAGCACAATCAAAGTCCACAGGACAATCCACCGGCGGTGGAGACAACGCAATTTACCCACATTGGAACATGCAAGAAGGCAAGGAAGCGGTCATCCGTTTACTACCCGATGGCAACTCTGCCAATACATTTTTCTGGGTAGAACGTGCAATGATCAAATTGCCGTTTGCAGGCATCAAAGGTGAAACAGACAGTCGTCCAGTTCAGGTGCAAGTTCCTTGCGTTGAAATGTACAATGACGGTACAGTTTGCCCAATACTTACAGAAGTGCGTGGTTGGTTTAAAGATAAATCATTGGAAGAGATGGGTCGTAAGTATTGGAAAAAGCGTTCATACATTTTCCAAGGCTTTGTTGTTGAAGATCCTATCAAGGAAGACAAGCAACCTGAGAATCCAATTCGCAGATTTATCATTGGTCCTCAAATCTATCAAATTATCCGTTCAGCATTAATGGATCCAGAGTTGGAAGAATTGCCAACTGACTACCTCAAGGGCGTAGACTTCCGTATTGCCAAGACATCTAAAGGTGGCTTTGCTGACTACTCTACATCAAAGTGGAGCCGTCGTGAACGTTCTGTAACGGAAGTTGAAGCAGCGGCCATTGAAACTCACGGTTTGTTTAATCTTAGCGACTTCTTGCCCAAGAAGCCTACTGACGTTGAACTCAAGGTCATGAAAGAAATGTTTGAAGCGTCAGTTGACGGTGAAGCATATGACATGGATCGTTGGGGTCAATATTTCAAGCCAGCAGGTATGGGGCAGGCCACAGGAGATCCCCACAAAGCATCTACTCCCCGCGCCGCAGCAGCAAAGCCAGCAGTCGAGGAAGATGCCCCGTTTGATGTAGACGAGCCAGCTGCCAAAGCCAGTGCTCCGGCAGCTCAACCAGCCAGCGATGGTGCAAGTCGTGCGCAAGACATCCTTGCCATGATTCGCAATCGTCAGAAGTAATTAGACTAAACATAGAGTGTGGGGCAACTCACACTCTATTTCTCAACAGGGCAAAAAAATAATGGCAAAAGCATTTGATATTTCTAAATTTAGAAAGTCAATTACTAAATCTATTGACGGTTTAAGTATTGGCTTCAACGACCCAACAGACTGGGTCAGTACAAACAACTACGCATTAAACTATCTTATCAGCGGATACTTTGAACGAGGTATTCCGTTGGGCAAGGTAACTGTGTTTGCTGGCGAAAGTGGTGCAGGTAAATCATTTATCTGTTCAGGCAATCTAGTCAAGAACGCACAAGCACAGGGCATTTATCCTATCTTGATCGATACAGAAAATGCACTTGACGAAAAATGGTTACACGCTCTCGGAGTTGATACAAGTCCAGACAAGTTGTTGAAACTTAACATGGCCATGATTGACGATGTGGCAAAGACCATCACAGAGTTCATTGCAGAATACAAAACAATGGATGAAGTAGATCGTCCTAAGATCTTGTTTATCATAGATTCATTAGGCATGTTGTTGACTCCTACAGACGTTAACCAGTTTCAGGCTGGTGATATGAAAGGTGACATGGGCCGTAAGCCTAAAGCACTAACTGCACTGGTTCGAAACTGTGTCAACATGTTTGGTAGTTACAACATTGGTATGGTATGTACCAATCACACCTACGCTAGTCAAGACATGTTTGATCCGGATGACAAGATTAGTGGTGGACAAGGTTTCATTTATGCAAGCTCTATTGTAGTTGCCATGCGTAAACTAAAGTTAAAACTTGATGCAGACGGCAATAAAACTACAACTGTACAGGGTATTCGTGCAGCTTGTAAGATTATGAAAACACGTTATGCCAAGCCGTTTGAAAGTGTACAGGTTGAGATTCCTTATGAAACAGGTATGAGTCCATATAGTGGATTGGTCGACCTGTTCGAAGCCAAAGGCATGCTCAAGAAAGAAGGCAACAGCCTAGTATACACTACCAAAGACGGAGAAATTATCAAGCAGTTCCGTAAGGCTTGGGAACGTAATGAGAAAGACGGTCTAGACATTGTAATGGCTGACATTTCGAAACACGGAGAAAAATCCACTTCTGAGATAACTACTACAGTTGAATCAGACTTGGAGGTCATTGAATGAAAGACGACTTAATTGCGGATATCTGGACATTGGTTATTGAACACATTCCAGAAAAACATCGCAAAGATCTTGCTGCCGATTTTGTAAACACACTGCTAGACTATGGTATCAAAGAATCAACACTTGAAAGCCTTCTTGGCGTCGATCCTTACCTAGACACTGCAATAGAATATTCAATCGACGGTGAAGAAATTGAGGAAGAGGATGAAGGCAGCGACGAAAATGAGGAATAAATGAATTGGTACGATCGGGTTAGTAAAGATATAAGCAACATTCCAGATGCTGTGGCCTATTATGAAGCTGAGTTAATCGAAGCAAAACAAGATGTCCGCATAGCGGGAAACATCGAGAAGGCAAGTTCGCAAATGCCCGGCATTGTGGAAGAACGCTTTAATCAACTTCAAGAAATTGAAGGTATCCTTGAGTACTTAAACATTGAACTTCGTAGACTTCGCAGTCAACATTTTCGCAAGTATCTCGAAAACTACCAACGTCAACTAAGCTCTAGAGACTGTGAAAAGTTTGTAGAAGGTGAAGCTGACGTGGTAGATTTTGAAAAAATTATCAACGACTTTGCCCTGTTACGTAACAAGTGGTTAGGCATTATCAAAGCACTTGATCAGAAACAATGGCATCTTAGCAACATTGTTAAATTACGAGTATCAGGATTAGAAGACGCATCACTATGAAAATAGGCATTTTAGGATTAGGTTATGTAGGATCAGCAGTAGCGTGGACACACAGGCATCATGATGTAGTTGCCCGTGATCCTAAGTTAGGGGATAAGTCTGCTTCTTTAGAACAAATTAAAACTTGTGATGCAGTTTATGTCTGCGTTCCTACTCCCATGCTAGAAGACGGTCATTGTGATGACAGTTTTGTAAAATCTGTACTAGCAGAATTGACAGATTACAATAAGATTATTATTTGTAAAAGCACAGTACCTCCAGGCGTTTACGCATACCTTGAATCAAAATACTTCAACATTGTTCATGCTCCTGAGTTCCTAACGGCAGCAAATGCCACTGCCGATTATGAATCAGCAACTTGGGTGTTAGTAGGCGGAAAACCGGACAATGTAGAAAAAGCAATTGAAATAATTTCTACAAGCACTATTGTTGCAACACATTATCATAAAACCAACATTACAACAGCATCAATGTTTAAATATTTGGCCAATTCGTTCATGGCCACAAAAGTAACGTTTATGAATGAGTTCTATCAACTAGCTCAGCACTTTGATGTTAATTGGCAAGATATTAAAGAAATAGCAAAGAATGATTCTAGACTAGGACATACTCACTGGGATGTACCTGGGCCTGACGGTAAATTTGGATTTGGCGGCGCATGTTTTCCAAAAGATGTTGCTGCAATTTGTGAACAGGCGATTGATGTTGGAATGAGTTTAGAACTATTAGAGCGTGTCGAAACGATTAATAAACGTCATCGAATATAATAAGGGAATACAATGGAACACTTTTATCAAACAATCGATGGATTTATGAACGAGAGGAATACAGTTTTTTTAGATATTGCTCTTGAAAAATTTCCATCTAACGGTGTATGGGTAGAACTAGGATCGTGGACCGGCAAGTCTGTTGCCTATTGTGTTGTTGAATTATTTAATAGAAATAAATTAGGAAAATTTTATGCAGTTGATACCTGGGACGGTGGCAGCGAATTAAAAGATCACAGTGCAACTAAGAATCTTAAACAGATATTTCATGATAATGTAGCACCTGTTATTGATAAAATAGAAACCATCCAAACATTAAGTTGGGATGCAGCTACACAGTTTAAAGATAACTCGGTTGATTTTTGTTATGTAGATGCAGGACATACATATGAATGCGTTATTCAAGATCTGCATGCCTGGTGGCCAAAAATTAAATCAGGGTCAACTTTTGGGGGCGATGACTACACTAAAGGACACCCCGGCGTTCAAAAAGCAGTATGGGAATTTTTTGGGGCAAAAAATATTAAAGTTTATCGTAGTGGTCGCTGTTGGTTTGTTGAGAAACCGTAAGATCACTTTAATAATTCTTCTTTAACGTAATCTTCAATATTTTTAGTTGGTATCCAACCTAGTACTTCTTTAATTTTAGAGTTGTCTGCTAGGGTAATATATGCTTCTCCAACTCTAGGCTCAATCATAACAGTATTATCTGAAATCATTGCAGCTAATTCTAAAACAGAATGATTTGTACCGGTACCCACATTAAATATTTCTCCGTAATGCTCATGATCCACTGTCATTGCTAAAATATTTGCATTAACAACATCGTCAACGTGTGTAAAATCTCTACGCTGGGTTCCATCCGGAACAACTGTTAGTACTTCGCCTGCTCTAAACTGACGCAAAAATAAACCAACTACTGGAGCATACGGCCCTTTAATTGGTTCTCTAGGTCCGTAAACATTAAAATATCTAAAAGTTATTGTCTTAACCCCAAATAGGTCAGTGTACATTGCACATATTTTTTCACCTGATACTTTAGAAACAGAATAGGGATTTAAACAATCATCAGGCATTGTTTCGTTTAACGGTGGTTCATTTGCTAATCCATATGCTGATGATGTCGAAGAATACATTACTTTTTTAACACCGTGTTCTCTCGAACACTGTAATACTGTAGTTGTACCTAACACGTTAGTTCTAACAGCACCTAACGGATTTAAAATAGTTGGTTGAATCCTTGATTCAGCAGCACAGTGAAAAACATAATCTACATCTTTGTATAAGTTCTTGGTAGCGTCATAATCTGCAATATCGATTTTATGATATTCTGCATTTTTATTATGATAAAAGTGCTCGTGAACACCGGAGCTTTCGTTATCAATCACAATAACACTGTGCCCTAATACTAATAATTTATCAACAATATGTGATCCGATAAATCCTGCACCACCAGTAACTAATGACTTCATTTTACATCCCTAAAATATGATATAAATATTTATCTATAAGGAACTACATGAAAATAAACATTATTACTGTGCTTAAAAGCGGGCCTACTTGGTTACCCGAGTATGTTGTAAAATTAAAAAAAGCTGTAGATACCTATCTAACAATTGATCACGAATTTTACTGTATTTCAGATATTGATATTCCTGGGGTAAACACTATTCCTATGATACCATTAGTTCCTGCCGAAGCATGGGGAGTCTGGGCAAAACCTCAGCTATTTAGAAAAGATTTAGCTCTAACAAAAAATTGTTTATATATAGATCTTGATACAATTATTCGCGGAAGCCTAGATAAATTTGTATTAGAGTGTTCTCAACATAAATTCTTAATGACTGCATGTCCGTGGAAAGGACCTATTAGTTGTTCTGCACTGATGTGGTGGAATGGAGATTATTCGCAGCTTTGGGAAAAGTTTCTAACAAAGACAATTGCAGAATGGCATACGCAATATCAATCAACGGAGAAATATGTAGATCAGGGATTTATTTCAGACTATGTAGAGCATGAATTATTTCAAAATGTATTGTCTAGGCCGGACTATATAGGTAGAATAGCTAAACGGGAAACAAATCTGAATAGTCCGCAGAGCTTTCTATTTTGTTCGGGCAAACGAAAACCCTGGGATAGCTTACATCATCCCGACGTTAAGAAGTACTGGGATTTATAATTTGTTTAAAGTGTAGATCTGTTTCTGCTGTTTTAGAAATTACATAGGTTGGACAGCGAGTTTCATTCGTTATGTATGTTAGATAATATCCTCGAGATTTAACAAACTCTTGTACTGCTCTTATAACACCGGGGAATGATATTTCGTCAAAGTCATGCCCTAATATTAATCCGTCATTTTTTACCAACGGATCACAGTTAATTAAATCATTCATGCATCCTTCATAGCTGTGATCAGCGTCAATATAGACCCAATCAAAGTATTCGTTTGGAAATACTTCAGAAACTATATCAGTTTTAGATCTAATCATAAAAGTGTTAGAAATATTATAAAATTTTTTTAGAACAGTCCTATAATTATTATGTTGACTTTTATGATTTCTCATAAGTTTGTCTTTATAACTTAATTCGATAAAGTCCCAAACATCGATCAAGTATAATTTATCTGGTTGGACACTATTTAATATTTCTTGGCTGAATTCTCCTAGGTATACGCCTAGTTCCGCACCAACTGAATTTTTTGGTAAGTGGTGTAAGAGTTCTGATCTATTCATGATATTATTCCAATGGAGGATTAAACCAATAATCCGGATGGTTCTTTAATATTTGCAATACTGAGTCCGGGTAAACTGGATTGACAATTTCACTACCTGCTTTGTGATTAATTGCTGACATAGTATCAGCTTTCTTAAAAGCATCCAGCACTTGCTCAGGATCTCGATACTGGCTTTCAATACAACTTACTACTTTATTTTTGATTAAATTGTCGTTGCCCATCCATGTCCAGTGCCACCCAACATGCCCGTCCGATCCTATACAATGATTTCTATTTTTTCGTTTGACTACTGCCATATCTCCTTTGTATAAGTCGTGTGGAGTATCAAACATTCTGTTTTTAGCAACTACACTGCCTTTCCAACTTCTACCTGCTTTTTGATCAAATCTATAAAAATACATTTCAAAAATACAAGAAACTGGTTTATCATGTTCTTCCATTAATGCAATTATAGAATTCCATTTTTCCGGATTTATAATTTCGTCCAAATCTCCGTGTATAATTATATCGTTGTCATTGTACTTGATCAAGGATTCACGGAACCCTCTGCGCATCATAGTTTCGCATACTAAATTTTTTTGATCTTCTGTTAATTCTAAGTTAATAACTTCTAATCGATCGCCGTACTTTTCTTTATATCTGTCTAAATTATTTGTTAAATTATAAGGTTTAGGCAAACCACTAAATGTTCTGCTGGCTTCTAACACAATCCATTGATCTACGTAGTGTTCTGTAATTGCTAGATGTATATCTAACATATCAAATTCATCATTAAACAATAATGTATCTACTATCATAATTTTCCTTAAAACTTATAAATTATTTGGTAAGCATCATATATAGGATAGATGCCTTTAGAATCTAAATATTCAACAATCATGCGCCCTTTGCCTGTGCGTTTATTATTTTCTAATAGTCTTGAATTGTCATCAATGGCAACAATACAACCTGGTTTTAAATGCTGTTCAATTGCTTGAAATTCTTTTAAATGATGTGCAGCACTTGGAGCATCATCGTGCCATCTTACATCGTAGCTGTCAAGATAAAATAAATCAATGGTATTTAAATCGTCTAATGAAGCTAACCACGCAACACTATCAGAGCAAAATGATCTATAATATTGTTGATCAATAAATTGATTTGCGGTGTCTACAGCAGACTGATCAATGTCTACAGATCGTACAAATCCACCATGCAATCTAACCATTTCTGAAAACAAGAATCCGCTGTTTCCGTCTTTCCAATTATGAGGTTTACGAACAGTACCAGTTTCTATAATAGCAAAGTCATTAGATTTTTGTTCTAGTAATGTTTCAAATATAATTTGAAAACCTTCTGCTCTTTTATATAAGCCTTCCACTAGCCCTCTAGCAGCACCAGATGCTCCACGGTCTAATAATTTAGCATAATCATTTTTAAAAATATCTATCCAGTTAGTCATTTTTTCTTTCTCCACGCCCAGAATAACGGCACCCATGCTTGTTCACTAGTTTTAGCTGGAAACGGATTTATGTCTTTCCTTACAAAAAAAACATTCACTCCCCGCTTCTCACAATGCACTAAATCATAACCTAATCTATTAGCTTGATCAGTTAACGAAGATAAACTTGCACCAAAAATAGTTTCTTTATTTTTCCATACATAGCTATCATCTTCTGGCATAATATACTTAGTTGTTCCGTCGTATGCGCCGTTATACTCCATAACACATACTCTAGGACGATATTCTTTTAAAGCCTCTCTTAGATGATAATCGTTTCCGTCTACGTCTACAGAAAGTAAATCTATGTCTTTAGGAATACCAACAGATTCAAAAATAGAACAAATATTATTTGATGTTAGTTTAGCCTGTGTAAACGTACAATTTGTTGGTACTACTAACGACGGTTCACAATCAAACCAAAATGTAGCCCATCCTTTTTCAGACAACAGCCTAGTATTTGTTTGTCCACTAACTGCTCCTACGCTAACACCAAACTCTACTGCAATTTTGTTTGTTGTACCTATCTTTTCAAAGATGTGATCGATGATTCCATCCTCACCATTTTGAGAATATATTTGACTTTCAAATTCTTTCATTATTTTAGATGTAGCTAATAGTGTCTGCGTAATATTGTTGATCGGTGTCAAGGGTAGAAAACCACTCAAACATTTGAGGAATTGTAAGTTTTTTATCTTTAATCATAGCATACGAATTTGAAAACTGAGATAAAAAATCATTTAAACAATCTATATCGAATCCGTTCTGTGCTAATAACGATGGACAAAATTCTAAAAGTACAAGACATCCTTTTGGTAATTTAGAAAATATATTTTTTGCTCCATCTAGTACAAACGGCTCGTATCCTTGTACGTCAATTTTAATAGCTTTAATTTTAGACGGATCTTCTAAAAATATGTCATCTAATTTTACTACATCAACGGTTAATTCACCGGCATCACTTCTTATCTGACTATCGCCGTAGTTTCCGGTATCGTTGAATTTTAAAAACTTTTTAAAATTATTATCGCCGAGTGCAACATTGAATAGATTCGAATCTGGACAATTTTCTTTTAGGATATTAAAATTTCTTGGATCTGGTTCGTAAGCATAAACAGAGCATCCTTGTAGTCTTGCTAACTTAGAATACCAACCTATATTAGCACCAATGTCTAATACTATATCATCTTTACCGATAGCATCCATCCATATTTTACTTAACTCTGGTTCCCATGGGCCTCTTTTTACTATTTTTCTACTTACCATTCTGTCAATGTCAGGATCGTGTATGTAAAAATCAAAAGAATAATTATTAAATGTAACAGGAGTCGAATGTAATTTCATATTAATATTTACCTATAATAGTAGCAGATAAATATCAACATGAAAACAATAGTAATTGCAACAGGTGGATTTGATCCCATTCATTCAGGTCATATTAACTATATTAAAGAAGCTAAGAAACTAGGCGATGTTTTAATCATCGGGGCAAACTCTGATGCTTGGCTACGTCGCAAGAAGGGGCAAGAGTTTATGCCCTGGGAAGAACGTGCCAGTATCCTAAGTGCTATCAAAGATGTGGATCGTGTTATCAACTTTGATGATGCAGACGGCAGCGCAAAAGATGCTATTAGAAAAGTTAGAGCAATATATCCAACTGCACAAATAATCTTTGCCAATGGCGGCGATCGTACTAAAGAAAATATCTCTGAGATGGATCTACTTGAAGAAATGTTGCATTTAGAATTTGTGTTTGGGGTAGGCGGCGAACATAAAATGAATTCTAGCTCGTGGATATTACAAGAATGGAAGGCTCCTAAAACCGAACGCCAGTGGGGATACTATCGTGTGTTACATGAAGTACCCGGTATGAAAGTTAAAGAACTTACCGTGGAGCCTGGAAAAAGTCTAAGTATGCAACGCCACCAACTACGTGCAGAATACTGGATGGTCAGCGAAGGTGAATGTGTAGTTAACAGCATGATGCCTAACGGTTATCGATTGCTACCTGCAGAATTAAAGAAACATCAAGAATATAAAATACCCGTTGCCGAATGGCATCAACTGACTAATCCTTTTGATGTACCTTGCAAGATTGTTGAAATACAATACGGACAAAGTTGTGTTGAAGAGGATATAGAAAGAGTATGAAAAATGCCATATATCTCAGTAAGGGCGGTGAGGACGAATATATCAATTCCTTTGCTATAGGCAGTGGCGGTAGAATAATTAATTCTGATGATTTTAATTATGACGACAGTGAAGATCCTATTGTTCTACGCGGAATCCTAAAACACAAAATAATGAAACGCTGTTGGTTTGAAGGCAGAGATTTTTATTTTATGGACACAGGATACATGGGCAATCAACGAGGTCCGTTGAATCCTATGGGTTGGAAGTTTTGGCACCGTATTGTAAAAAATGATCTGCAACATGATCAAGTAATTCACCGACCGCCTGATAGATTCAAGAATCTGGCCATCCCAGTACATCGCTGGAAAAAAGGCGGTAGAAAAATACTTATTGCCAAACCTGACGAAAAACCCATGAAGTTCTACAATCTAGAACTAGAGCAATGGTTAGAAGAAACCATTGCAACTATTAAGCAATATACTGATCGTCCTATTGAAGTTAGAGAACGTGTAAAAAGTCGTACTGATAGAATGATCACTAACTCACTCAAAGAAGCATTAGACGAAGATGTTCATGCACTGGTGACATTCAACAGCAATGCTGCTACTGAAGCTGTACTGTATGGATATCCTGCTTTCACTCTATGCTCAACACACGCAGCTAAATCTGTAACTGAACAAGATCTCAGCAAGATTGAAACACCATATTATCCCGATCTAC